ATAGCGTCACGCAGTTTATGGTGCGGGGATTGTCTGTGGTTGCTCATAAGATAAGGGTACAGACAAATTAGAAGGGTGGAGAACATTGACTGTGGAGGAACTAGCTGAACTCATTGTGGAGTATTGGAACGCTTCGATGAGTGACAGCGGGCGGGTGTGGGATAAGGCCCACAGGGATTTGACGGAAGCCTGCGAGGGTGTCACTGATGAGGTGAAGGATGCCGCGTATGAGCTGGCCTACCGTTTGAGGGTTGTGCAATGATTTCCGCTGACAGGTTTGTTGCTAATAAACAGTATTTTCATCAGGGCTGGTTGAACGCTCGGAGGTCTGGGGTGACGGCTACACAGGTTGCGAAGGCTGCAACACCTGCAGGGTTCAAGCAGGCGGTCATTGACCACATTGATGACACACGGATCCCTGATAACCCTTACATGGCTTTTGGTAGGGATTATGAGCCTGTGATTGCGAGGACTGTTCACACGAAGTTTGGAATCCTGCCTAATGAGTGGCTTATCAGGAACGATAAGTTCCCCTACCACCTTGCTACCCCTGACGGGTTGTCCCCTGATCACACGATGATTGCTGAGATAAAGACCACAGGGAAGGATTGGGCTGACGGTGTTATCCCGATTCAGTACCGCAGGCAGGTGCAATGGCAGCTACATGTGACGGGTGCTGAACGGTGTTTGTTCGCGTGGATGATGCGGATTGATGTGGGTGGTGTGTTTGCTCCGGCATGGTTTGAGCCTGAGAGCTTGTGGATGGAACGCGATGAGGGCATGATTGAGCTATTGCGTGACACAGCTGAACAACTATGGGAAAGGGTTAGTGATGGACACGAAGGATAAAAACATTTGGAAGGTTGCCACTAAGTATGTGGAGGACTTGCATGGGAGTGAGCAGCCTGATGATTTGTGGCGGGATTATTGGGAGATTGAGGGGCGCATTTTGGCTCAGAAGGTTGGTAAGTGATGAATGAGGTGATTGATGAGGAACTGATTACTGTTTCTGTGTCGATGAGTGTAGAGGCTTATGAGCTTCTTCTTGCGCACGCAAAGGTGATTGATTTTGACCCTGACTACTTTGTTGAATCGCTTGTGGAGCTGTATTCAAAAGACTTCACTAAGAGAATGATGGAGGTGTGCTGATGGTTAGGCCTAGATTAAGTGAGAGGCGTTTGACTCAGACTTCATTCCGATTGTTGCCTTTGGAGTTTGAAGCAATAAAGGTTGCGGCTGAGCGTGATCTAATGCCCACAAGCGTTTGGATTCGTTTAGCGCTACAGGAAAAACTGGAAAGGGATAACAATGGTTAGCTTCAATCTGGCAGATTATGAAACTGTTGAGGAGCGTATCAAGCGCTTCTATAGTGACCATCCTGATGGCAGGATCATCACCGAGAATGAAACCCTGCCTGAGTACCGGACTGAGAAGCTTTGGGTGGTGAAGTCGCTGGTGTTTTTCTCTGGTGAGGATCTGGAACGCGGTTGCCCTAAAGCTACAGGGCTTGCGTATGAGGTGGACAGTGCTAGTGGGCCACAGAAGTCATCAGCCCTCGAGGTGTGTGAGACCAGCTCGATAGGCCGCGCCCTCGCTAATGCAGGCTACTCAGGGAATAAGCGTGCCTCCCGTGAGGAGATGGAGAAGGTGCAACGCTTCGCGCAAGCTGAGAAGGCCCGCGACTGGGTTGCTGAAGCTCAGCTCCTAACAGATAAAGACCGCCTGCGTTTACTATGGGGGGAAGCATCGAAAGCTGGTGCGCCCCTCGAAGTATTGGAACAGGTGAAGGCTTATGCGGAACAACTTGCCCCTGCTGGCGAGCGTGACGGAGCTGACACAAGCGTACCTGGAAGCACAAAGGGCAAACGATCCGGTGGCAAGTGAGTTCTGGCGTATCGAGTTGTGTAGAAGGTTGGTGATGGTTTGTGATGGTATCGGAGATAGTTCAGGAGATTGCGGAGCTGACTTCTGAGAACAAGAAGGGTGTTGAGGCTTTGTATGCTGCGGAGGCTACCCTGGCTCAGGCTGAGAAGGATTTGGACACGGCTGAGGCAAGTGCGTTTCTTTCGGAGTCTGGGTCTGTCGCTGAACGGCAAGCGCACGCGAAGCTGAGGTGTGCTGATATCCGGTTTGACAGGGATATTGCGAAGGCGCAGGTGAATAGGGTTCGCACTAAGTTGCGGGTGATTGAGTCTGCTTTGATGGCCCAGGCCACCATGTCGAAGCTGATGCAGGCGGAGATGAAACTATGACGGATCATGATGAGCAGTTCGTGGCGGGGATGGCGCACTGCTATCACTTGCTTGCTCAGGAGCTGCGGGTGAAGCGTGAAGCTTTCGATACGGTGTGGGAGTTCTATTATGAAAACCCTGGGCTCGCGGCTGGGGATAATCAGGTCGAGAAGCAGCTGGCTCTCGCTTCGAGCGTGATCGAACATTTAGAGACAAACCTTGAGGGCACTTACTTTGATGCTATTGATGCGGAGAAACGCAACGCCGTGCAGTGGCCAGACATGGAGCACGAAGAGGATAGCCTTGGGTAACGAATCCTGTAACCAAGGATAGGGTTTTGACACCTAATTTCCGTATATACACGGATGCTGATTTCCGTATATACATGGAACGTTTTGTACACATATACATGGATGTGTGTACACGCTGTCATTTAAGTGTGGTGTTACTGTCATTCAAGGGAAGCAAGCGGTAAAACGACAGTCGCGCGTTCGCGCAGATTCAGCCCGCAAAGCACCCGCCGCATACTATTTGCAAGCCACATCCGCGTGTTCGTGCCGATGCGGGGCTGCCTGGAAGTGACTTAGGTAGACTGTAGGCATGGCAATCCCGAAGAAGATTCTGAAACAGGTTCAAGGGCGTGACCCTTACTGCTGGCATTGCGGGCGCGAGGATGACCTGGTGCCACACCACAGGATCAACAGGGGCATGGGTGGGTCAAAGCTCCTCGACATTCCCCAGAACTTGATGATGGTGTGCGGGTTGTATAACGGGGCGATGGAGTCGGATTTCTTGCTGGCTCGTGATGCGCGTGGATGGGGTCACAAGCTCCCGGTGTGGGAGTCACCTGAACATCCTGTGTTTGATTGTGTGGCGTTCAGGTGGTGGGTGTTGCTGCCTAACGGGTGGAAGATAATGGTGGCGGAACCTGTGCCATTCTGATTGTGCCAGTGGGTGTAGGGTGTTGCTATAACTGAATGAGAGATGGCCCCCCGCGTGGTGGAGCAGGAGGCCATCAGTAAACCGATAAACACAGTATCGGCTGTTTCCATTCTAGGGTATAGCCGAAGAATGGAGAACAATGAACGACCAAATTACGGCAGACCTGCGCTTCAGCATTATCCCTGAATGGGTTCTCGATGCAGACATTTCAGATCGCGCCATCAGGGTGTATTCGGTTCTGGCAAGGTACGCCGATAACGATACGCTGCAGGCTTTCCCTTCGAGGGATACCCTCGCTAAGCGATGCCGGTGCCACTGGCGATCAATAGACCGCGCGATTGATGAGCTGGTTGTCCTGGGTGCTGTTGTGAAAACACATCGGAAGAATGGTGACTCTTATCAGAGCAACCTTTACACTTTGCGCAGGGTACTGCCACAGCTGTCAGGGGGTACTGACACCACAGTCAGGGGGGTGGTGACACCACAGTCAGTAGGTACTGACACGGGTGGCAACCTAACTAGAACCACTGAACTAGAACCAGATAACTATATTGAAAAGAAATCCAAGAAAGCCACATCAATCCCTGACCCATACAGTCTGCCGATAGAAATCGCAGAGGTCTTGCAGGAGAAATACCCTTCACTTGACTTACCCGAGCAGAGGGATGCGTTCGTGGACTTCCACACCGCTAAGGGATCCGTGTTCAAGGATTGGAATGCTGCTTTTAGGAACTGGTGTCGCAACGCGGTAAAGTTCGCGGAGCCTCGGACTGTGATCCATAAGCAAGCTTTGAAGCCTGCTGCTGAGGGGCCAACGCAGAGGGCTTGGGTTGAGAAGATGCATGAGATGGGTGAGCATTGGGAGTGTAGGGCTGGGGAGTTTGGTTGCAAATGATTCCTGTGTATAGTGGTGGTCATGGAGGGGGAAACTGATGAGCGCTTATTCTGATGTGAACTGGGCTGAGGAGCTTGGCATTAACCTGGGTGCGCTTATGAAGGAAAGTCCGTTGAGCGGTGAAAGTATACGAGCTGAACGCAAAATTAGTAAGAAGGCTGCAGAGTATTGGGCGCATGAACGGTTCCTTGCACAGATCCATGCTGACGCTCGGGACACAATTCCTGACACACAACCTGAGCCAATGAAAATCCGCAGGAATCGTACTAGAGTGA